TATCGAGAAAGATATTTTCTTCCCGATAAACGTAATCAAACCACAATTTTCAGTTACAAGCCGAAAGAGGAATCCGAAAAGGCGATATATGATAAAATTTCGGATATATGCGTCAGTATGTCGGCAGAAGATTGGCTTGAAATGCCCGAAAGGATTGATACCGTTCAGCACATAAAGCTGTCGGATAAGGAACTGAAACTGTATGAAGAATTTGAAAAAGAACAGTATTTGGAGTTCATAAACGGACAAGTTACCGCCGCTACTGCCGCCGCACTTACAAATAAACTTTTGCAGTTTTCAAACGGTGCAATGTATTTGGACGACGGAAGTTATAAGGTTACGAGCGATAAAAAACTTGAGGCGTTGGC